GATGTAGGTCATCAGCTTCTGCAGAGGGCGCTTGTAATGCGCGGTTTGGTAGTCGCCAAGCATCTTTGCAAAGTCTCGCTCTTCGCTTCTTCCAGTGGCGCCAAGGCCACTAGGACTCTCCCCGAACAAAATGGTATGAGGGATTTGCGAAGCTCCAATAATGTCAAGCCTGAGCTTTTCAAGAATGTCTCCTATGCCGGAAATGTTGCGAGTGACATAAGTGAGTTCTTCTTTTTCTTTGTCAATGGCATAGCCGCGATAGATGCTCTTGCTCATGTCGTTCAACACAAGCCTGCTTCTCACGTCGGCTTCCTTGCCTGCCGCAAGCATGTTGGCAAGCCCTTGCAGCTTGTGAACAAACACGTCAAACTCAACAATGACAGTCGCAGCACTGTTCAAGCCTGACCAGTAGTGGCGAAAGCTGTCGTAGACGCTCTGCAGGCTACTGGTGCCCCACCCATAGTTTCGCTGCCTGATCTTGTAGGGCAGCCACTCGCCATCAAAGCGCAAAATCCTATCCTTGTGGATGCGCTGGAGTTGCGGCTGATTGATCAAGTCGCCTGCAATGATTTGATAGTACGTTGCCTTGGAGTAATCGTATAGATTTTCCTCTTCAATCACTGGAGCGATTTGCCATCGGTCCAGCACCTCCATGTCCTCAATGGCGCGAATGTTGTCTCGATCTACTGGCTGATCAGCAGATCGTCCATCATCAATGAACAGCAGGATGCAGCTTCCGCCATAGAGCCTTGCGTTCTTACTGGCCAGCAGGAAGTTCTCAAGGATGTAGAGATCCTCAATTGCTTGTTCAATGCCAGTCACCTCCTCCGCTCTTGCGCCTTCACCACCAAACAGCACCTTGTAACCACGTCGCGTGGACTGCTCAGCAACAATGTCAACAATGCGCTTGGGAATCCACATGCCATAGAGGCTTTCAAGCTCCTCCTGCGTGAGGAAGATCAAAGACTGCGCTTTGGTGTAGGTGCTCTTGTCGCGACCAGTGCCCATGCCAGTGAGAACATTCGCTAGCCCGTCTGCCCTGATGCCCGCCTCCGTGACGTGGCCAAGGTCCACACTATCTTCAGCCATTGTTCCCATCATGCGTATGGCAACATTCTAAACAGTGGCTACCATGGCGCGGAAGTCTTTATTGCACATGCCTGTTCCCATTGAATTTGTCTTCACCGAAGAAGAACGCCAAGCTGCCATGGAAGAAGGACAGCGGCGACAGCGTGTGAACGAAGAAAAGAGGCTGAGAGGTCGCAATAAGGGGCCTCGATGGGGGCAAAAGGCGTTGGAAGTCCACTTGCTTGGCGCAGCAGGAGAAATGGCAGTGGCATCGCTGCTAGGGCTTAAGCATGAGCTTTACAAGGAGACGGAAGCCAAACGAGGTTCAGACGATCTTCCAGGTATTGATGTCAAAACCCGCTCGCGTCACTCGTACGATTTGATCGTGCAAAGGCAAGAGGATCCTCGGAAAAAGTTTGTTCTTGTGACCATTGAGAAACAGCAGACGCTGATCTGGGGGTGGTGCTATGGAGAGGAGGCAATGCAAGATCAGTATTGGGCCGATCCGGCGGGCGGACGACCAGCGTACTTCGTCCCCAAGAAAGCGCTACACTTGTTGGCAACTTTAGAGCCGACATGTCCAGTCTCGAATCCGCATACTATGTCTACCTCTTCTTAAGAAGCAAAGATTCTGAGCACGGTCGCAAATACAGCCCTTACTATGTTGGCAAGGGATGTCGTAACAGGGCTTATGAAAAAAGCGGCCGAAAATGTCCGGCACCGAAGGACAAAAGCTTCATTGTGTTTGTCGAAGAAGGACTAACTGAGGAAGAAGCTTTTTCTCTGGAACGCTATTGCATTGCTTTGTACGGTCGAATTGATCAAGGCACTGGCATGTTGCGCAATCTTACAGACGGCGGAGACGGCGTTAGTGGATACAGGCATCTTCCCGAAACTATTCATAGGGTGAGGTTGGCTGTAAAGGGTCGCCCTTCTTGGTGGATCGGAAAACGACACAGTCTTCAATCAAGGGCCAAAATGTCAGAAAGCGCTACAGGCAGAAAGGCAAGCAATGAGACAAGAAAGAAAATGTCAGACAGGCGAAAAGGTAGGAAAATGACCGAAGAAGCGCGTCAAAAGCTTGTCAAGGCAAGAACAGGTCAGAAGCACTCAGAGGAGACTCGTCAGAAGATTTCACGGAGCAGAAAAGGAAAGGCAATGGGCGAAAACAACTCTCAATATGGGAAAAGGGGAGAACTTAACCACAATTTTGGAAAGGCAAGGCCAGAGGAAGTGCGTCGCAAAATTTCAGAAGCTCACAAAGGTAAAAAGATGGGACCGCGAAGCCAGTATACAATAAACAAGCAAATTACTACAAGGGCTAAATATCTCTACGAATTGATTGACAAGGATGGTGAGGTTTACATGACTGACAATTTGCAGGGCCTTGCAAAACAGTACCATCTAACCGCATCCTGTCTTCAGCGATTGTTGCGCGGCACAATCAAGAGCTACAAAGGGTGGCAAGTGCGTATCGCGGAGGTTCTTAAGTGAGCCAACTGAAATGCTCTGAATTTTCGGAGCATGTTCTAGGCATTCCACTATGGCCTGGACAAAAAGAAATTATTGACGAATTGTTTGAGGATAATGTAACCCACGCAGTTTGGTGTCTTGGGCGACGCAGCGGAAAAACCCTTTTAGCCGCAATTGCTGCTGTCTATATGTGCTTTATGCAGGCCGAATACTTTCAGAGAAAGGTGCGAAAAGGGGAAAAGTATTACATTGTTACCGTTGCCAATGATCAGGGACAATCCAAGATCGCTCTTGACACAATTCGCCAGTTGATTGTCAACAGTCCGTTGCTGCAAGAGATTGTTCGCGAAACGGCGTTTGAAATTGAAATCAGTAACAGATGCGTCTTCCAAGCTATACCTGCATCGGCAAGGGCTTCCAGGGGCAAGGCAGTGGTAGCCTGCCTTCTGGATGAATTAGCCTTTCAAATTGAAGGCGATGCAAACAGAGGGGCTAAGGCTATTTATGATGCTCTTTCTCCATCAATCGCTCAGTTTGGCAGTCGCGGGAAAATACTAGAACTGTCATCTCCTTGGCTTGCTCAAGGTTTGTTCCACGACCATTTTGTTCAAGCGCAGAGCGGCGAGTTTCCAGGGATGAGGGCTTACCAGCGTCCCACCTGGACAATGAACATTAATTTGCCATACGGGTGTGACTTTCTGGAACGTGCTAGAAAGAAAGACGAAGAATCATTTCTTATTGAATTTGGAGCACAATTCAGAAGCAGCAGCTCCTCCCTGGTGGCTCCTGAGATTATTGATGCAGCCGTAAACAAGGACCGCACCACCTCAGTCCCTCAACGAGATTTGCGGGGCACTTATGTATTGGCTCTTGACCCAGCGAGAGGCGGTGCCGGTCGAGATGCCTATGTGGCATGTATTGTTCATTATGAGGGCGAACGATTAGTAGTGGACAAGTTCCATGAGTTTGCAGCCACCTTTGAGATTGCTGGCAAGATGGAAGTCAACATTGCGGAAGTGGAGTATTGGATTGCGGAGCAGCATAGAATCTTTGATTTTGAAAGCATCATCCTTGACCAGTACAACTCCGCTAGCACTATTCAGTCACTGTCCAAGTCGTTTCCCATCGCAGAACTGGCCTGGAGTGTGTCTACAAAGATGAAGGCATTTGGCAAACTAAAAGAATTGCTGCAGTCTGGCCTCATCGAGCTACCCAACCACAAAGAAGCAGTTAAGCAGCTCAAGAACCTTGGCGTGATTTACAGAGCCAGCGGACAATGGACGGTCACTGGAGGCAAAGAGAGTGCTGTTGACGACTATTGCTTCTGCCTGGCAGGTGCTATCTTGCAGGCAACAAAGGAGGATTCCATCGACTGGATCAATAGCTTCATTCGTTGATCAGTCGCTACAATTTTCACAAATCCGACTTTTCTCGCAATCTTGAAAAACAATGGTCACTATTGAACTCTCCCCGAAAGAAGCTACGTTCTTAGTGGCATTGTTGGAAGCAGATAGACAGACTGCCCTGCAGCTTCTCGCTGCAGAACACTTCTACCAGCCATCGCTATTGCCTAAACTGCAGAAAGCAAGACGCCAGGCGAAGACGGAGTGATGGTTAGGCTTTGGTTTTCAATGGGAGGGCGGCGAATGGAGATTGTCGTGCCCCTGTGGGAAGCCAAGCGGGTGAGCAGAAGGTTGTTCAGTGAAGGTGCTGCTGTGTACTGGAGCGAACGCTGCTAACTCTTCCGCATGTATGTAAGTCTTCAACTCACGCACATATTGCCTGAGTTGCTCAGCTTTTTGTTCGTGCCAAGGATTGCCAGTGGCAAGGTAAAGCGCCGTGTGGTTGTCAATGGCTCGGAGGATGTGATGAACAGAAGCGTTCCAACGCTCACGAACGGGCGTATCAAACGTGCGTTTGCATTCGTCCATTGGCCTTGAAAAAAGCCTTGATGTCTTCCAATGCTACCGGAGTGAAGTCGTGCCTTTCTACACAAGCGTTGAAATACCTTGTGTCCACTTGCCCGTCAACCATAACCTGATGACAATGTAAATGGCCATGCACATTGCCAAGGTAGTGACCTGTTAGGCATGATGGATGCACTGGAATGTGAGTAAAGATTAGGCCGCCTCTCATGGTGGAATCACCAGGGTGAAAGAAAGCCCCTCTCACATCTTCAAAGTAACGAGAGAAGTCCTTGAGGGCGCCTTGATCGTGGTTGCCGCGAATAAGAATCTTGCGCCCGTTGAGGCGATCTAGGAGCTTCAAGCTAGAGCGAGGGATGACGACATCGCCCAAGTGGTAGATGGTGTCCCTTGGCCCTACTGTTGCGTTCCATCGCTTCACCATTGCTTCGTCCATTTCCTCTACAGAAGAGAAAGGGCGCAATGGGGAGCCGTCGGGCTGGATGAAAGACAGGCTTTTAGCGTGGCCAAAGTGCGTGTCCGCCGTAACAAAGGCGCTCATGGTGCAATGGAGGGGCGATCACTATACCACGCTGTCAACAAAGGCTCGATCTCCTGCCAGGCTTTCCTGATTGCGCAGCATCGTGCCGTTGAAGCCGTCCATCAGCCATAGCGCCCTGCCCTGTGCCCATGCACTCCGAAGCGACCCTACGTTGCTCTGTAGCGGCCATGCGTGGTCAGTGTCCAGCACCTGTGGCCCCTTGAAGCCTGCAATCTTTGCGGCGCCCGCCGGAGCAATCCAGTCGGCCCCCTGCTTGGTCAGCCAATCCTGAGAGCGACCTGCCGAGGGCTTCATTCCCTGCGCATAGCTCACGCCAACGGGCTTGTCAGTCCACTTCTTTATCCATTGCACCACCTTGCCCTGGAACCAGCCAATACTATTGCGGTGGAGTTCGTTGCCCACTTCATAGATGACATTGTCATAGCCTTCTAGGCGCTTCACCACCTCCCTTACATGGGCTCGTTGATACTTGTTCCACTTGCCTTTGGTGTGAACAAACTCTGGAGCCTTTGGCCCTAGCCCGTTGAATGGATGGTTGTCCCAGCCTTTGGAATAATCGGAGTATTGCTGGAAGGTGCCCTCAAAGAGCACTACGCCAGTGATCATGTCGCGCTTGTCTGCTTTCTTGACAGCGCCCTCTAGTGCCTTGTAGAAGCCCTTGTTGAGGCTGCCGTCTTTGTTCCACGGCACGTTTTCCACTTTCGCAACACCAACAGTGGCGCTTCCCCATCGAGACTTGGAGAAATCAATGCCGGTGGTTTCAATGGGCCAAAGGCGGGTGAAGTTGCCAGTGAGCTTATCAATGCTGATCTTTTCTCCCGCCACTCGCTGAACAGTATTCCAGGTGTGATTACCTGCTAAACGAAGGATCTTTCCATTGCTAATGAACTGATCGCCTTTAATGGTGATTGTCATTGTTAGCGCTCAGGAGGGAGTCGAACCCTCATCGTGACACCATGCTAGTACCACCGTCTTATCCAATTAGCTCGGACTGAGCGAGCAGCCTCCCCAGCATCGTTGAGAGGCTTGGAAGGCTTGACGAACATACCACCACTCACGGAATGGCGCAAACCACTCACGGCATGAGTGGAACTAGGTATTTCTACCTGCCGTAGGCAGGCAAGTTCAGCGTGTTTTCCTTTTGGGATCGTCCCTGCCAATAAAACCACCCGACAGGCGTTCCGCCATTTCCCACAGAGGCTCCGTTGACAAATCGTCCCAGCCCTTGCCGCCATTTTTGGCGCTGGTAATGCTAGAAGGTTTAACTCCCCAGGCATTCGCCAAGTCAGTCCTGATCCCTCTTAAATGGCGCATATCGGGCAGTCGTCTAAGGACTCGTACTTGCGCTTCGTTCATCAATGGATCTCCAAGCGGCTTGCGTGGTCGCAGCGATCGTCCGTCAATGTAAGACGGCCAATAGCCAAGATTCCTCCGCATGTCCGCAGCATTCTCCTTTAGCGTACCCCATCGCAGATTCTCTGGAACGTTATTACTGCAGTTGTCGTCGTAATGCAAAACGTTGGTCTTGCCTTGTGGCGGCAGGCCGTGAAAAGCCAAGCAAACCAAGCGTGCAACGAGAATGCGCTTGGTTTTGCCCTGCACGGACAACATGACGGAAGATCGCCCGTGTCTAGCGGAAATAGTAGGGGAAAGTATGCACCCCTTAAAAATACGCTTGCGTTGTTTGCCGTCCATTGCGTCAAGCACCACGCGCCTTCGCGAACGAATGCGCCCAATGCTCGACGCCTCATAATGATCTTCGTACCCTGGGATAGGCTTCCAAGTTTCTTCCATAAAAAAAGCGGGGAATGCTGCCCCGCTACCATAGCATGGATAAGTCGGAAAACCCTACTCAACCATAGGACGGCAAGTTTAGTGAATTACTTTCAAAGAAACATGGCATCGTTGACGCACGGCTTTCGCTCAGCTCAGGGGCCTTCCCGCTGATAAACAGACTATCACTTTGCCTGAGCCAAAAATCTTTATCCAGCCACTTGTTTGAAGACTTGCCGAGCTTGTCGTAAATCCACAAAGCAGTCATCTTGCGGAGCTTATTGAGGCTGTCGCCATACTTTTCTCCTGCTTCTTCTGCGATCTTGGTATGGCAGAAGGCATGACAGATTTCATCCCTAGAAATGTCGCTGGCCACGGTCCGCAGTCCCTTGTCGCCATTAAACCGGAAGAACGGCAGGATGGTGAAGAACAGGCTTCGCTCCAAAACAGCCACTTTGGCAATGGGATGGGCGGGGTGGTCAATCCATGCCTGGCGAATGCGCAGGGCTTCCTTTTCGGCTTGTTCGTCTACGCCATGCGCAGCAGCGACGTAATTCAGCGCCTCATCGTGACGCTCCTCGTCTTTGATGTTGCTGTGGATGCTTTCAACGAGGCCAGGGGAATCAGGCAACTCCCGCTCAAGCCCCTGCAGCAGCATGTCCTTCACTGGCAGCTCAAGATGACGAATGGCGAGCGCACGAAAGATAGTTTCCTCGGCGCCTTCCACAAGGGCGCCTTTGGTTACAGGCACAGCCTGCCAAGGACGCTTGCGAGCAACTGCGGAAAAATAGTCAAGAGCAGCCATGATCAATCAGCAATGGAAAAGAATCGACGACAAAGAAGGGGCAGCATTCCACCGCCCCATTGAACAAACGAACTGGCAACTACTCGGCGCAGGCCGCGCAGAATCCACCATCTACAGAGCAAGACTCTTGCTCGTCAAGAGAGAAGAACTCTGCCAAGCTCTCCTCTAAGTCTACTCCAACATCGTCCTTGGCTTGAGTGCCAGATTGCACTTGCAAAGCATAATAAAGAGAGGTTTGAGGACTGTCCAGCCATTCCCGCAGAAAGTCTTCATCGCAAGTAGTCATGTCGGACCACCAGTTCATGGAGTAGCCATGAAAAAGACCAGTGCGTTGGTATAAGGCAACAATGCCATCGGCCACTTTGCGGAATGCTTCCCAGCCCACTTCCTCGGCAATTTCAACAGGCCCATATTCAAACCGCTCTACGCCCATTGTTTCGCTGTCACGATCAACAATGCGGTCAATGGGAGGGGCAATTTCAGGGGCAGTCGTGAAGCCGCGAGAGTCAAGGTGGCGATAGGAGCAGGAAGCCGTAGGGGCGATCAGGAAAGCCCTTTCCATGCCATGTTGCTTGGCG